CTGCCCACCTTTGCCGAACCCGGCCTTCTCGGCTGGATACCAAACTACCGGGCAGATCGGCAGCGGCTTCTGCTTGGCGTCCAGGTATTGGCCATTGCTCACCTCGTCAATAGTTAGCCTGCCGTCTGCCTGCTTGGTCAGCTTGTACAGCGTCCACTTCCCTGCCTCGATCACCCGGTAGCGCTCCTCATAGATCACCCCAAAGTCACCATCGGGGGAATCAACCTCAGCCCATTCCAGGAATGTGCAGCGGGTCACAACCTCCACCGAATTGATGATGGCGGTCCGCCAATTCAGGCACGTTGAACGGGTGCGGCTGACCAGATACGGGCGCCGTTTCAGTGCAGCCTCGCTGGCCCCATCGGTGGGCTTGCCATCGGGCATCTCCACCAGGACCGGCACCCCACCATCTCGAAGGCATAGGGCATCCACGGTGAGCCACCACGCCTCAAGACTGTTGCCCTCTAGGTCAATGTTGTCCTTCGCCCTCTCAAAACTCGGCGGTGGGTTCACTAGATCGCTGCGCGATAGCACCCCTGCGAAGGCTTCGATGCCAGCCCTGAAGAAGTCGGCGAACACCGCACGGCCCAGCCTGCCCTCATAGGCGTTAGGCGGTTCGGCTGGCTCGGGCGGCAGGTATTTCCGCTTGGTCGCCTCACCCTTCAGGCAATACCAGGCGTCATACGCTCGCTCCAGATCCTTGGCGTGCTCCCCCAGGATCGGATGCCGGAACGATGGCAACTTCGGGTCGGTTCCAGGATGTTCAGATTGCACCGCCGCCCGTACTCTTTGCCTGCTAGTGGAGCTTTCCGCTTAGAGCTTCACCGCCTTGGGATGAGGCTTGCGGCGTTGGAACAGGGACGGCTGCACCACCTCGACCGGTGCGGGCCTTGGCTGGCGGGGGCGCCGCTCACGGGGCACGGGGGCAATGGTGGCAACGTCGAGCCCTAGGAGCCCCTGGCGGAACTGCTCCAGCGTGCGTCCACGCAGTTGCGCTTTCAGGCGGTTGTGGAACTGAATCATCGGCCCGGAAGGGTAGGCCCGTTTGAATGGATCAGCCGCCCACCGCTCCAGGAGGCCACGATCAGCGGGGCGCAGGTTGGCGAACGCTGCATCGGTGAGGGCATAGAGCGCAGGGGCAAGGGCTGCCTCTGCTGCCATCGGCTGATGCTGGCTGAACAGTGTCAGCTCGTCTTCCAGCTCCACCGTGCCGACCATGCCGCCAAGCATCTCCGTGATCTCCTCCTCGGTGAAGCAGGGCAGGGCCTCGACAACCTGGGCTAGCGTCTGCCCCTCGGCCAGCATCCGGCGAACACGGGGATAGTGCTCACGCCACTTCGATGGCATCTTCACGTCGTAGCCGTGGTCCCTGATGTGGTGTTTGATGGCCCCCTCGATGAACATGCACACGCAGGTTGAGAGCGCATAGGGGCGATCTGTGGCGGGGTTGATTCGCTTGGGGTCATAGCGGCGGCACCCGTTGATCAGCCCCTCTAGGGCGGGGCCAATGAAGTCTTCAAAGGGGCGGGAGCAGCGGCGAGACCACTTAGCAGCGGCTGCCTCGGCTAACCCCTGGTTTTCAACAATCAGCCGCTCGGACAGCTCAGTGCGCGGTGGTGCCCCAGGCTTAGCCGGTTGCTCCAGCGACGCACCCTTGCGCTCCCGGCGCTTGCGCTTGGGGGGCTCCGGCAGGGTATCGGTGGGTTGTGGCGTGAGAGTGGTGGTCATGGCAGGCGGCAAGACTCACGAACGCGATCGGCGGCAGTCCCTGCAAACTCACGGGCGGCTTGCAGGTTGTCAGCGTGCTTGATCTCCAGTAGGGCGGTGTAGGCCTCGCCGAGGGCATCCCAGCGGCGCAGCTCGCGCTCTGATGCGGGCAGGGGGAATGGGACCAGTCGCTGAGCGAGGGCGTACAGGCGAAGCTGGCGGAGTAGGTGGAGGATGTTCACGATTCCGCCTCGCAAGCCCGTTCCTGCTGCCGCTGCACCTTCCGCGCCAGATCATCCTCATCGGCGGCGTTCCAGGCCTGCCGCTTCTCCTCTAAGGCAGCCTTTCTGCTGGCATGATCTTTGCGGAGAATATCTAGCGCATCGGAGTCCAGAAAAATGCGACCACCTGCATCTGCACCAATATCAACGTAGGCCTGCTGCCAACCAAACAATGCACTTCCGGCGATTCCGGTAGGGTTGCCTCCTTGATAGTCAATCCGGGTCTCGGGGATTTCCCCTGGCCAGCTCTGCTCCAGCAGCCAATCGACAACCTCAGGCGGCGGAAGGTGCGGGTCGCGGGGTGTGGTGCTCATTGGCTGGGTGGGTTGGTGGGTGGTCATCGGAAGCCGGGGATAGCGGACCGCCGCCGGGGTGGTGGGGGCTCCGGCTGCTGCATCACTGCGGTGGAGCCGTGGCCATAGGTGGCGGTGGTGATCCGCATGGGGCCGCCGGGTCCGTAGCCCAGCTCTGCGGCAAAGATGCGATGCAGCGGGTAGCCCACGCTGTCATTTGGATGATCGTAGCCAGTCTTTTTGTCTGGTTCGCCCTGTTCGTTGTAGGGCTGGCGCTCTAGTGCCTCGATTAGCCGTGGGCACTCTGGGCTGATCCAGAACCTTGTTTCCCCCTTGGCGTTCAACAGCAGGGCCTGCACCACGTTCACCCGATCGCGTACCGGGGGATTGGCATCAGGGGCGTAGTTGGCAAAGCCGTAGGACTTCAGGATCCCGATGTCCGACAGGCTGGCATTGGTGCTGCGGTTGGCGCCGCTGGCATCGGGATAGGCCCAGATCGAACGCTCGGGGAATTGCTGGCGGACCTTCCGGCACAGGTCATCGGTGTCATGGGCGCCCATGATCTCGGCGAAAGCGTGGGCAATGCCTTTGCGCACCACTAGCAGGATGCCCGACATGTTGCCTACGTTGAAGTCAATGCCGATCAGGATCTGATCAGTGATCTGTAGACCATCGGGTAGCGGTTTGACGTGATAATCACGGTTGAAGCGGTCGTACACCTGACCACTCTTCAGGTTGATGTAAATGCCTTCCATGTAGGCCTTTAGCATGTTGCTGGTGTAGCGGGTGCGCAGGTTGTCCAGGTAAGCCTTAGGCAGGTGTGGGTTGTCCTGGGTGCGCATCCTGATCAGCCGCTTACCAGGATCGGCCTGTGCTTCAACGGTGCCGAAGCTCTTGTAGTGCCAGACAAATCCTTCAGGGGTGGAGAGGAAGACAAGCTGGCTGACATTGCCAACCCGGATACGGCCGAGGATCTTCTCGTAGCCCCGTGCGGCAATCTGCTCCTGAACGGTGTCCACCTCGTCAACAAGGGCCCATGCCCAGTCGGGGCCGACGATGCGTTTGAAGTTCTCAAAGCTGCGGGCTAGTACGGGCGTATCACCATCGGGCAGGTGCAGGATGTGCTCGGGTAGTGGTGATGCGCGGAACGTGTAGGGGATGCCGTAGTGATCAAGGAAGGCATCAAACTTCCTGATCCAGATGTCCCGCAGCATGGGCCCGGTTGGCTCCAGCACGCAGCCGATAAAGCCTTGATTCAGCACCGCAAGCTGAAACGCCTTGGCACAGGCGCCGAGGGTCTTCCCTGCCCCGTAGCCAGCGGCCACGCCGATCTCGCGGGTGGTGGTGTCGTCAAATAGCTCAACCTGCCCGCCGTGGAGGTCGTCGCGTATGCGGGCGAGGGTGGCGGGGATATCAAGCCGCATGTGCGCCGCTGCGGTGCTCTCCAGCTCCAGCACGGCGAGGCGCGAGGAGGGGTCAGGGGCGCGGATGGGGGTCATGCGGACTTCTCCGGTAAGTCCTTGAGGGCAGACGTAATAGCCCATTCAATGGATGAAATTTTAGTATCTGGGCCTTTGCCGCTTTGTGCCCAGTGTATTCCCGTCTTGTTTAATTGCTCATTCAGCTTAGTTGTTATTTCATCGTGATCAACACTAGATATGTCTTTACTACACAGGGCTTCCGTGATTGGTTGCACAAGGGGCCAATAACGCCCCAGTCCCACGCCGGATAATGGGTTTTGCTGCTTGCTAATCCAGTCCCAAAAAAACCCTGGATCCGGGGTGTCTGGCATCAAGTCGTGACAATGACGGCACAAGGGAACAATGTTTAAAGGGCAAGCGTCTCCCCCTAATGACTTTGCGACAATATGGCAACGTTGCAATTTTTTGCCTTCGCCGTGCCCACAACACCAGCACCTTTCCCACTCCTCCATTGAATCAGTCCATTCAATGGCGAGGCAGTTGTCAAGGATTCTTTCTTTATGTGCTTTCCAGCAAGCAGCGATCCATGAAGGTGCCTTTGTGCTGGCTTCTAACACCACTTTGGTTTGCAGGCAATCGCTGAGGCAGAGCTGGGTGGTTGTCACGCCACCGGCCCCACGCGATACACCGCCCAATAGGCGCCGGGCGCCAGCTGCGGCCCGCTCTGCAACCTGCAGTCCAGCAACTGGTGTTCCAGCAGTGCCGAGATGCGCCGAAGGACCGTGCCTTGATCGCACGCCCACCGGACCTGCAGTTCGAGTGAGGTGATCTCCGGGATCAGGCCTACCCGGATGCGCATACCCAGCCATTGCGACAGATCGAGGCAGTCGAGCAGGGTGGTGGGTTGCACATAGGCGCGGCGTGCCAGCAGGGTGCGAACGAGATCGGTCATCAGCGACGCCTCCAGAAGTCTGGATTCATCAGCAACTCAGCCGTTGAGACCAACAACCAGAGCGCACCGACCAACATCACGCCACCAGCAAGCATCTCAAGGCCGTTTGGCCCACCTACGGGAGGTGCGCCAACCTCGGACCTTGGGTCACTTTGAGCAGCGCTGATAATCCTTGCGCCACTTTGGGCGGCGGCGTTGATTACAAAGATCGATGCCCCTGTCATATTCCTTCCCCCTCATCCGCAGGAAGCGTCCCGAGACCACGGGCCTGGATCTGCAGCAGCACCCGCCGCTCATCGTCTGGGGTGAGCCCAGCAGAGGCAAGAGCATCCATCACGGTGGCAACGGTCTTGCGCTCTACGAGGCGATCGGCGGCAGCGTCAGAGAAGAAGTCCCGCAGCCTGGGGTGATGCGTCAGCAGCCATGAAGCGGCCCATGCGTTTCCGGGAGTGTCCTTGGTGCCTGCTGCAGATTTACGAAGGCCGCCTAAAAGGTTTTGGCACTCTTCCGCATCAGCTAGAAAGATGGCGGCCCGAAACTGGTACTCAAGACTGTCTTCGCCCTTGTTATCCGCGTTTCTGATCCATGTGTGAGCAGTGGTTCGGCCAATACCAAGCCGATCAGCGATCAGGGCAACAGGAAGCCCGTGGGCTGCTTCTAGGCGAGCCGCTTTCACCAATTCACTGGTGAGCTTGGTGGGACGGCCGCCAGCAGGCACAGGCTTGGTTGTGTTGCGGTCCCGCATAGTCTAAGCCATAATTGCCGTTTGGGAACGGCAACGGCTAACCACGTGATGAAGTCACTGCAGTATCCCCGTTGTATCGGCCAACCTCCGCATAGGACGCAAGGGGGGTGGAGTCCATGCGCATGAACTTCATCTGCCCGATCTTGAGGCCTGGGTAGATGCCAACCCAGTGGAGCTGGCGGACGTTTTTCAGCTCCAGGGTGAGGCGTGAGCCGTTCCAGCCGGGGTCGCACCATCCGGCTAGCAGGTGCTGGAGGCCTTCGCGGGCGCGGGAAGATTTGAGCACGAACTGTGCGGCGATGCACTTGGGCAGGTCGAAGATCGGCTCACCTTCTGCGAGCAAGAACTGCCCCGGCACCATGCGGTAGGGGTCGTCTGCTGTGTGGTGAGCCATGCAGTAGGGCACAAGGCCGGGCCCCTCGCTGGACTCGATCAGGATGCTCGAGCCCAGGCGAAGGTCCAGGCTTGCAGGGTTGAGGAGGGCGGGGTCAAAGGGGGTGACCATGCCGGCTTCGCATAGGGCACGGATCTGGAAGTCAGCGAGAACGGTCATTTGGTGATGGGTTCGTAGATGGTGCGGGCTTGGTGCTGGGCGATCTGGCGGAGGTCGGTCCAGAACGGTGCTTCGTGATCGGCGGGGAGGATCAGTGCCTCGGGGGTGCCGTTGGTGGAGCGGACCTTGAGGATGCGGAGGCCCCAGCCGGGGTGCTTAGGGGTGGTCATGGATAGGTAACCTGATCGGCAGCGGACTCAATCCGCTCCCACGCATTGGTCATGTCTCTGCCGGTTTCCCATATCCCGCGCCACTGGGTTGAGTGCCGGTTGTGCAGGGCTCGCAGCCTGGCGATTCCGCGTGTCTCGCCTTCAACTTTGTCCACCTGCCAATCCTTCCCGCGAGGGGATCGCCAGATGTCGCCAAGGCGGAAGCGGTCAGCAGGTGGTGGCTCAGGCGAGCGGAGAGGGTTGTGAAGAAGTCCGATCATTACGATTGCTGCACGGTTTGAACGGTTACGAAAATAGTCAGGTACTGCCATCGCCCTTCTGCAACTGCTCGCCATCGGAGCCCCGGAAACGATCATCCGTTCCCCAGCCATTGCGCTGG